ATCAGGTACGGCAACATTCGTAGGTGATGAACACGCGGCATTGGCAGTATTAATCAACAGAGTTGCTAACAAGATTGCACAAAGAACAAGACGTGGTGCAGGTAACTTTGCTGTGGTATCTCCACAAGCATTAACTATACTTCAATCAGCAACAACTTCTGCGTTCGCAAGAACAACAGAAGGTTCGTTTGAGGCTCCAACAAACCAAAAATTCGTTGGTACATTAAACAGTGCGATGAAAGTATACGTTGATACATAGTCACCTGCATTACCTAATGAAGATGCTGTATTGTTCAACTCTACGTAACCGTATCTTGTCATAAATGACACTACTGGTTCGAAAGTTGATGGATCAATAACAACGCCTGATGACATTAGTGGAATGTATGGACAATAGAATGCCGCCGCATCTACTTCACCTGGACCTTTGTATCCAATCAGTACTGATGTAGTATCTGAAGCATAAGAGTTTACGTATACTCTCATTGCACCGTTAAGTGTACCTACAAATTTTGTATTTGTTGGTGCTTCAAATGTACCTTCAGTTGTTCTTGCGAACGCTGAAGTTGTCGCTGATTGTAGAATTGTAAGAGCAGTCGGAGACAACACAGCATAGTTACCTGCGCCTCTTCTTGTTCTTTGTGCAATTCTATTTGCTTCTCTGTTGATTAATACTGCCAATGCCGCGTGTTGATCTCCAACGAATGTTGCTTGACCTGACACACCTTTTTGGTCGTATGCCGCGCCGGCTGTACCTGCTAATGAAATTAGTGAACCGATGATCTCTTGATCGATCTCAGCTGTAATTTCTTGTGCTAGTGCCGCCATTACTTCTGCTTCTACGTCCAAACCGTGCATTGCGTTAGCATCTTGAGCCGACTCGAATGTCCATCTTGCTGATAGTTTTCTTGTCTTAGCTTCAACAGTTTGCTTTAAGATTTGAATTGATAATCTGTTACCAGGAATACCTTCTTTTGAAGAAGTTGTATCCGCTGTAGTACCAGTTGAAGAGTCATCACCTGAATAACCTCTAGCGATACCAGCCGGTGAAAGTGCTTCTTGACCTGCTGTAATACCGTTAGCGGAGTCGGCGTATCTAACTCTTAATGTGTGGATTTGACCTACTGGACCTGTCATAGGTTGAACACCAACGATTTCGTTAGCGATCACTGTAGGCATAACCCTTCTAATTACTGGAAGGATCACTTTGTTTAGTGCGGCAACGTTGCCGGCACCTGTTGCGCCTGCTGTAGCGGCCTCAGCCAAGTACTTTTGAGTGTTTTCTAATACAGCACTCATAGTTTCTTTCTTCTGACCGTTTAAACCTTCAAGCAGTGCAGTTTTAGTGTCGTTCCAATTTTCTGTTAACGTTTTGTCTGACATAGTGTTTAACTCCTTAACCCTGCTAGTCTTTTAATATTAACGATATCTGCATTAATTGAATTGTTATCATCAATATTTATGTTTCTATCTCCAGTGTGCTCAGTGATGATTGTTTTGTCATCTTCTGACTTAACATCTTCATTTAGTACCGCTGGTAGATATTTTTCGAACTGTTTTTTCAAGTTCGCTGTTTGTACTGACTCTAACAACTCAACCATAACTTGACGTTTGTCTTTTGATAGTGAATCTACAAGTTCTGCTAAAGTTTTTTCTCTAACAATCTTGTCTTCTGCTATCTTTAGTTTAGTTTCTGTTGCTTTGATATCAGCGTCTTTTTGCTCTATAGCCTTTTCCTGTTCGGAAACTGCTTTTTGCTGATCTGCAATTTGCTGTTGCAAATTACGAATTTCCCCACCTTCGTTGAGGTAAGAACTCATGTATTCGCCTGCAAACGCCTCGAACACTTTTCTACCAAAGTTGTTTTCTTTAGCAACTTTGATGTCGTCTTTAAGTGCTGTCATTTCGTTTTTTAGCGTCGAACTAACTGTATTTTCCACAATACCTGCCGCTCTTTTGATGAAAGCCGCTTTAGTTTCATCGATCAGTTTACGACCTTCTGCAACTAATTGTACTTTCTTTTCAACAAGATCTGCTTTGTCTTGTGCAAACTCAGTTAACTCTTTGGAGAGTTGTCTGACTACAAAGTCTTCCAACTTTGTAAATTGACCTTTGAGAGCATCTCTATCTTCTCTAAGTTCCTTCACTTCTTTTACCAAAGCGTCGGTAATGAATTTAGACAGCATATTCGAATGCTCACCTACTGCTGTTTTATAAGCAACTCTTTCTTTAACAACTTTTGCTTTGTCTTCTGCAAATTCTGAAATTTCCTTCTTCAATGCATCTGACATCATGTTGTCCATTGCTTCAACAATCTGTGACTTATCATTCTCATATCTCTGTGCAAACTCTTCTCTTAACTCAGCTGAGATATTCTCACGAGCCTCAGACAGCTTGTTCTCCCAAGCTTCTTGAACTTGCGATTTAAGTTCTTCACTTAAACCTTCAGTGCCAAAAATTTCTGTAATGTCTGCCATCTGAATCTCCTTATTTCTTGTTTAGCTCACTAATTAATTTAGTAATTTCGCTAGCCAAAAACTTTTCTGCTCTAGGATCAAACATACTGTCTCTTCCTAAACCATATAATTTCTGACCACCTCGCATATTCCATAAGCCTTCGTATATTGCTTTTGGGTATGCATCGGGAGCCGACGGTTGGGCTACTATATCAACAGTGATAATTTCAAAATCTTGAACGTTACCACCATCTGCTACATTGCCTGAACCTCTCGAGCTCACGCCTAGTTTACAACCACTTTCGAGTAAAGTTGTTACAATTTTACCCATCGGTGTTGGCATAATCTTTAATTGCCCAATACCATTTGGACCATCCATCCACATATCTTCTATCATGTGTGAAACTCTTTCTAAATTAATAGTAAGATTCTCTGGATGATCTGCTTCACCTAAAACGCTGTATCCACTATCAAGTTTTTCCTTGATGCTTGATACTGCTTTAGATATTTCAGTAACTGGGTACATTCTTTTGTTGTGGTTTTCTACACCACCCATTATGAAAATGCCCTTCATTTTGAGGCTTTTATTTTCGTCTTTGCCTTCTTTTAAAACTTCAATCTTTGCTTGATCAAATGTTAAATTTTCTGTCAACGAACGAATCATAGTTTTGCCTCCCTTCTTACCAAGTTATTACTTGCCTGAAATTGTTGATTTTGCAGAACCATCTGCTCCATCTTTTGTTTCAGCTTTTACTTGTGACATATTAGGTTCTGTTGTTGCACCCATGTCTTGAGGAGCTGGAGCTGATCCACCTTTTTCCTCGCCACCTTGTGCAATGTTACCTGCTGAACCACCCATATCATTTTTTGATGCTACTGGTGATTTCGTGCTGTCCGAACCATCTGTTGATGCCACTTTAACTGGCTTCAGTTCAGCTTCTTCTAACTCAGTTGATGCTTCTTCAGTTGGTGCTACAGACTCATCAGCTTCTTCTTCTGCTGGTGCTTCCATATCGCCTTCCATGTCGCCATCTTCTTCGCCTTCTTTGCCGTCTACAATCTCTGCAAATTTAGCCTTTAGCTCTTCTAATGCGTCTGCTAAATCGTCTACTTTGTCTTCAACGTCTTCATGATCGTGATCGTCGGCTTCGCCATCTTCATCACCATCGTCTTCGTTAGTTTCTTCGTAGTCGATTTCTTCAGCATCTTCTTCAGCTTTTTGCTTTAGTTCTGCTTTAAGATCTGCTTCAGCGTCGCCTGTTTCGCCGCCTACTGTTTCTTCAACTGCTTCTTCTTTAGTTGATTCTGTTTTTTCTTCAACAGCTTCTTCTTTAACTTCATCAGTTGCTTCTTCATCAGCTGACTCTTTTTTCATTTCTTTGTCTTCTTTGTCG